TGTCTGAAGTAAGAATTTGTCATGGTTAGAATCCTGTTCCCTCTTTGCCTTCATCATCATTCCAGAAATCATCATTGAATATTGGAGTCATTTCTAGAAATGACATTCCAACTTGATAGGATGTCATTGATCCATCACCCCTTCCACCATCATCCTCATAGGTGCTATAAGAACCATCTGGAGTATAGTCCACTGAAAAATTATTCAAAGCACATATTTTTATATTGTTTAAAAAGGGATGAGGTTCCCCATTTTTATATGTATACTTTAGTTTCCAAACATTTGGAGTCTTTAAAAATATTCTACTGGTAGATCTTTTGGGAGCCATTTGCTTCTTAAAAAATCTAATGATTTGTTTTACTTTGTCTGCTTCCTTTGGTTCTCTAGGTGTAAACCTATAGTTATAAGTAAATGTTCTTAATTGAGGACCATTGAATAATACTTCTAAATTATTATTTATTGTTAATCCTGTTCCTCTTGTTAAAATATTAGCTCCTATTGCTTGTCCTGCAAAAAATGCTTTGATTGCATTTTCACCAACATCTCCTAATGCATCTAATGTACCTGCAGCAGTGTTCATGATTTTTGTAGTATCAAATCCTTGACCTGTTAGCACATTAGATAATTGAGTCATTGCTTCACCTGCTGCTTGAGCTCCTGCTGCCTGAATAGGATTTAGTCTATCATCAGCCCAATTAACACTGTTTGTTTCTGATATATTTGGTTGCATGGGTAGACTTATTACTCCTCTTCTCTTTTTTATTCTTCTATCTATATCATCTAGTTTAAATATATTTGCATTTGGATCAGTTAGATCTACACTTGGTTCGTAATCATAACAAGTCACCTTAAGAAAATCAAAGTTGCCAGTATCTTTTTGACTGATAGGATACCTTGCTATAAAGAATCCCTCTGGATCTTTAGGAATGCTTGGTTCAATATTTCCTAAAGTAAATTCTGATCCAGTTTGATCTTCCTTATCACTACCGCCACTAGTGTTGGTTCCACCTTGACTTTTTGATTTATTATTTGTTGAAGGAGTATAATCAATCTCTGATTTTTTCTTTTCACTTAAATCATTATATAAATCATCAGTGTTTTTGTTTAGATTAGCAAAGTTCTGTTTATTTTTTAAAAAATTTTTAGCATCTTGAGCTCCATTAGTTGTCCACTTACCATTTTTATAAGATATTTTTCCTACTTTTAATCCAGATAATTTTTTATTAGCAGTCGCAGTTATTCCATCAGAAGTCACTCTTAAATCCCAAATTTGAGAGGAGTCCTCGACATTTAAAAAATTTAATGCACTTCCTGTGTCTGTGACTGACATGAATATCTTTTTAGTTATTTAGTCTTAAAGTTTGCATAAGGTAATGACCTTAAGTAATCTATCTCATCATTCTGTATCACATGTAGGTATCCTACAACTTCATTCCATGTATAGTTTCTTGATGTACCCCAGTGAAAGTTGATACCTTGGAATCCCCAACTCTCTACAAAGGTAACAGCAACCAGAGGGAACTGATCATAAACACCAGGAGTTTTTGCATTATATACAAAGGTATAATAGTTACCTGCATCAGGAATGATCTCTGTCTGGGAGAACACCTCCATGATGTTCATCATAATGTCATCAGCATCATTTAGTTCTTCAACTTTTTCTTGAAGTTCTTCTGTTCTTTCTGACATTATTTAATACCTAATTCATCTTCTGTGATAAGTTTAAATTCAATTCTTCTATCCTTGCAAAACTCATTTGCTGCCTTCCACTTTGCTTGGTTGACTGCATATGTTTCACACTCATAGATGTATGATTTAGTCACTTTAGATTTTTTCTTTGGGGGCATGGTTTGCCTCTTTGGTTTCACCTCAACCACATAGGTTTTGATTTTGCCATTATGTTCCTTTACTTTCATCAGAAAGTCTGGAAAATATCTGTGAGGTCTATTATCCACAGGAGACATGTATGGAATACTTATCTCTTCAGAAGCCCATGCTATAATACTTTCAGTAAGGTCACAGTATTTGCAGAATTTACGTTCCCAACTACTACGACATATGATATTATTTGGATTGCCTTGATATTTTTGAGGGTACTTTGGTTTGTACCTACTCTTAATACTCTCAGCCATCTCTTATACATAATATATAATCTAAAATATTTATAGATGGCAGGTGTTCGTCCAGAAAAATTAAGGGTAGATGATATAAAATCTAGGTTACTGAATGTAGCTCAGACCTCACAATATCGTTTGACTTTATCTGTGCCAGCAGCAGTTAGATCAAAATTACCTAACTTAGGTTCTCTTGATTTTGATAATATTAACTTGTCTTGTTCAGAGGCTAACTTGCCTGGTTCATCTCTAGCTACTCATGATGTTACTAATGATTACCATGGAGTCACTGAGAGAATGGCTTATAGAAGAATCTATGATGATGTTTTGGGGTTGACATTCTATGTTGACAGAGATTACAATGTAATTACATTGTTTGAAAGGTGGATTGATTATATAAGTGGGATAACAGATCCTCAAACTTATAAAAGTCCTTTCACTAATCAAAGAGTATCTTATCCTAAGACATATAAGAATGATATATTTGTAACTAAATTTGAAAGAGATCATCATTCTAATGAATCTACTATCAGGAAAAAGATATTAGAATATACTTTTGTTCAAGCTTTTCCCAGAGACATCACTGCTATTCCAGTTTCATATGAAGCTAGTCAAGTTTTAAAGTGTAATGTTTCTTTCTCCTTCATAAGATATGTGGTAGAGAAACTAGATGTAACTGGAAGCACAGTTATTGCTTCATAAATAAACTACATTATAAAATATTATGCCATTACCAACCATTGTCACACCAACCTATGAACTTGAGTTGCCATCTACAGGAAAGAAAGTTAAGTACAGACCTTTTTTAGTTAAGGAAGAGAAGTTACTTGTTCTGGCACTAGAATCAGAGGATACAAAACAAATTACTAATGCCATTAAAACTGTTCTTAAGAGTTGTATTGAAACTAAAGGAGTGAAGGTAGAGTTACTACCTACTTTTGATATAGAATATTTGTTTCTTCATATTAGAGGTAAGTCTGTGGGTGAAGAGATTGAAGTTAATTTGATATGTCCTGATGATGGAGAAACTAATGTACCAGTTACAATTAACATTGATGATATTAAAATTCAAAAGGACAAGTCTCATAATAAAAAAATTAAATTAGATTCTGAATTAACAATGGAGATGAAGTATCCTTCACTAGATGAGTTTATTAAAAATAATTTTGATTTTACTGATGATTTAGATATGGATTCTTCATTTGATTTAATAGCATCTTGTATCAATAAAATTTATAATGCAGAGGAGGTATGGTCTACAGCAGACTGCACTAAGAAAGAAGTGAAAGATTTTCTAGAGCAAATGAATAGTTTGCAGTTTAAAGAGATTGAAAATTTCTTTACCACCATGCCCAAGTTATCACATAGCATAAAGTTTAAGAATCCTAAAACATCTGTTGAGAATACTGTGGTATTAGAAGGGTTATCATCTTTTTTCGCGTAGCCATGGTTCACATGGACTTGGAGAATTACTATAAAATTAATTTTGCTTTACTCCAGTTCCATAAATATTCATTAGCTGAGGTTGAAAATTTAATTCCTTGGGAGAGAGACATTTACATTGGTATGCTTAAACAGCATCTTGAGGATGAAAAATTAAAGCAACAACAAAGAAGTAACTAATGGCAGCAGCTACCACCAGTCCAGTAAAGATACTTACAGATCTAGGATATGAGATCTGGGAGATGGAGATTCCTGAGGACTATCGTAGCGCTTTGATAGAGGCTATTAATACTTTAATTATGTCCAATCCTAGTGATGGTCGCATACCCATACTTCAAGAAGCAATAAGAGCAGTTCAGAAACCTAAGTTTAAAGCTAAGAAGACTAGGTTGAATGTAAGTAAAGTATTAAATAAAACTCAACCTAGACTTGAGGGTCAGAAGTTACAAGAAGATAGTAAAGAAGTTCAGAGTAATAATGATTCTTTATCTAGTATATTAGTTCCTAGACTAGATGGTATTTCTTCTGCTCTGAGTGGTATAGGTTCTATTCTTGCATCACAATTATCTCTAGAGAGAATAGCATATGAGAGGCAAAGAAAAAGAGATTTATTAAATGAGAAAAGAGAGAGAGAAAAATCTTTAGAGAATGAAGGGAATACCATAGGTAAAACTATAAAAAAAATTATACAACAACCTATCAAAAGTTTTGGAGAAAGACTTCTACAATTTTTAAAAGCTGTAGGACTAGGTGCTGCTGTTCTGTCTCTTTATAAGTGGCTTCAAGATGAAGAGAATTTAAAAAAAGTAAAGGACATAGCAGATTGGTTAGGAAACAATGGTGGTAAACTTATTAAATCTTTATTGAAGTTGGGAAGACTTAAAATAGCATCTCAAGTTGGTAATCTTCTTAAAAAAATAGGTTCTGTTTTCCTTGATAGGGTTTTTTTAAAACCTATTATGACTTTAACTGAATTTTTAGGAAAAGTTGTAAGTGATTTTTTCTCACCTGGAGGACGTACAATACAATCTAAACTTATTCGACAACAATTGAATAAGGTAATTAAAGTAGCTAGAATCCTAAATCCTAAATTAATGAAAGGGGTTACTAATAAACAACTTGGTCAACTTACTGAAAAAAATATAGTAGGATTTTTAAGAGCAAAGGGTTATACTTATCAAGAAATAAGTGGGATACTTAATAAAGTTTATGGAAAAACTAAAGCATTTTCTATGATGAGTTTTATAGAGGGTGCTAAAGGAACCACTGTTTCTCCAACATTACCAAAGGTTCCTGGTGCTACTAAATTAAGACCAACTGTTATTGAATCAGATCCACCATTTACTAAAACAGGGAAAAATCCATCATTTGAAGTAGAGGGTGCTAAAGGATCTAAGACAGCTGGTGATGTTCAATTGCCAAAATTTAAAGGTAATGTAAAATCTGGAAAATTTAAAAGATGGATGACTAGTATTTTAAATTTCTTGAAGAGGAAGGGAGTAAAAGATACAACAGGTGAGATAGCAAGTCTTAGAAGCTTAATACTTAAGGGTGCTTTTGTAGGACTTGATGTAGTGGGTATGACATGGGATGCTTGGGATTCATATAGGACTTGGAATGAGAATAAAAAAATATCCTCTGCAATGTATGCACTTGCTGCTATAAGTCAAGCTCTTGCTTTGTCTGGTGCTGCACAGTTTAGAGCCCCATCTCTTGGATTTACGATGTTGGGTGCTGCATTTGAGGATAAAGAGTTTAATAAGGGTTTTCAAGCTGGCATGGAATTAGATCCATCATCTGCATTTGGCATGGGAGGTGGTGATCCATTCTTAAATATTCTCATGAAAGAGAGAGAGGAAAGGAGAGAGATAGAAAAAAATCTTGATATTCAAGGTAACAAAAATAAAATTGGAGATCAATCATCACTAATGCCTAATGATCCTAATGATAGTGGTGGAAACATTGCTATGTTGGGAGGTAGTGGATCTCAATCTACTCCTAGTTCTGGAACTGGTTCCAACTCAGATGTGGTTTTTCATTCTTCAGTAAATGGTGAAGACCCAATTGCACCTTCAGTTGCTGCTATATTTGGTGTGTAATTATGGTATTACCTTTACTTGGAGCTATTGCTAAAGGTGCTATTAAAGGCATAGTAAGTAGAAAGCGTCGTAAAAAAGGAGAGGGTGCTCAAGTATCCACTAGCATAGTTAAGGTTAACAAAAATAAAAAATCAAGTGCTTTAGTTAAACCTGCCACTCCTATATTTGGTGGAAGTAAAGAAGTATCTGAAACATCATCTTCAATACAATCTTCATCTATCATAGAGTCATTAGATAAGATAGATAAATCAATTGCAAATATAAAAACAATAATAGTAAGTGAATCTAAATTTAAATCAAAAGTAGGTGCAGATAATTTAAAGAAACAGAATTTATTGATGAAGAGGAAGAAGGAGAAAGAATTTAAATCCAAAAAAACTTCCATGTCAGTCACTGGTAGATCAATATCTAAGATGGGTTCATTCCTAAGTAGATTCCTACCATTTATTGTGGCCACTCTCCTTGGTTCAGTTGTTTTGTCTATCTACAAAGGTTTAGGTGCTATAATAAAATTCTTTCAAAATATATTTAATGCTTTGAATGGTTTCTTTGCTGCCTTAGATCCCTTTATAAGACCCATCTTAAATTTTTTCAATTTGTTTAGGAAGCAAGACACTGGAGATCTAGATCCTAAGATTGGTGAGACTGAAGAAGAGGAAGTTAATAAGTTGGAAGAGCAAGTAAAAGATCTTGATAAACAAGCTGATGTGTTTGTTAAGGAATTTAATAAACAAAAGGAAGAGTTTTTAAAAGTTAGTACTCAATATCAGAAAACTGTACAAGTAGCTGTTGATAAAATTAATAAAGATATTCTATATGCTCAAGAAAATACTCCTCAAGATACTGAGGAGATTGCAAGTGTTGATGTTTCTATAACTGATGACACCACTGCTGCTGATATTTCTTCTGACACTACTGCAGACACCACTGCTGCTGATATTTCTTCTGACACTACTGCAGACACTCTTGAGGTAAATCCTACAGTGTCAATGGTTAATAATAATATGATTCCTGATAAGTCCAATCAAGAATCAGATGTTAAACCTACCACATCATTAGTCCCTAACAAAGAAAAAGATACTAGATTCAAAGGTTTTAATAATATATCAAAAATTGATAAGGATAAACTTTTGTTGGAGAGGGAAGAAGTTAGAAATAGAGCTATTGAAAGAGGTGATATAAAGCTTGCAGAAATGAAAGAAAGACAGCAAAAATATAAAGATGAAGGTGACTATGAAAAAGTTGCTGGTGTAGATAGAAAAATTAAATTCCAAGATCATCTTCTTAAAGTATTAAAAGGAGAAAGAAGTGGAAATGTTTCAATAAAAGAACCTGGAAGTAAAAATACATTTAAATTTTATGGTGATAAACCAAAGATATTACAATCAGAAGGCATAAGTGATCAAGTGTTCTATGAAACTAATCAGACTAAGACTAATATAGTTTTTATAAAAGATCCTCAAGTTTCTTCATCAGGTGGTGGAGGTGGTGGATTCATCTTACCAGTGGGTCCTTCTAAAAGTGAGATAGTAAATAGTAAGAGAGAAGAAGATCTTAAATCTGCTTTGTACAGCGCATAAATTAAATGACTAACCTAAGACCAGGTGATATAAGAAAGTTTGAGATCTCAGGGAAAGATCTTTCAAAGACTGCATCAGCAAAGAATGGCACTGCTACCTTAGCTGACATAAGATACTATGAGAACGTATTGTCTAATGTAATTACTTTATCAGTTGGTGTGCAGGAAACTGAGAATTTATTAGATAGACTTCCCATTAGAGCAGGAGAAAAGGTAGATATTGATTTGAGAGATGCAAATAATAAAAAATTAAATCTCACTTTATATGTGAACAAAATAAAAAATGTTTTATCAGATACATTAGAGAATAATTATTTTTTAGAACTTGCATCTGAGGAACTTTTTAAGAATGAATTGTCTAGAGTGGTTAAAAGATATGATGGTAAGATATCTGAGAGTGTCAAGAAAATAATGAAGGAAAAGTTAGATGTTGATGTTAATGTTGATGAGACTTTAATTAATTATAACTTTATTGGTAATAATAAAAAACCATTGTATGTATGTACATGGTTAGCATCTAAATCTGTACCAGCAAAACCAGGTGAGGGAACAGCAGGATACTTTTTCTATGAAACTCAGGATGGATATCAATTCAGATCTATTGATGCATTGTTTAAACAAGAGGTAAGAAAGAATTACATCTTATCTAATACTCCATACAAATCTGCTGAGTATGGTGGTAAAGTTCTTAAATATTCTATTGATAGAGATGCTGATTTGCAAAATAATTTAACTAAAGGAACCTACTCCAACAGGAGTATTTATTTTAATTTTTATGATTTTAATTACAATGATCAAGAATTTAATATCAAAGAGGAGGTGGTAAATACTGGAGGAAAAAATGCAATTGGAGAATCAATTAAAAATTTTGGAGAGGAACCTTCAAGAATCATGACCAGAATTCTTGACATTGGAACTCTTCCTGCAGGTAAGACTTCTAAGGATGAGTTAGAAACTTGGAAGAGTGACCCAACCAATCCTACTTTCAATGCTCCTAAGACTATGGTTCAGTCTGTGATGAGATATAATCAATTATTTACTATTAAAATAAATATTATAATAGAAGCAGATTTTACCTTGAAAGCTGGTGATTTAGTTCATTGTGATTTTCCTGATGTTAGCACAGATAAAAATTCTGGATATAATAAGGAGAGCAGTGGCATATATATGATAGCAAGTCTGTGTCATCGCTTGACATCAGATCAATCTTCTACTAGTCTTACATTAGTAAGAGAAAGTTTTGGTAGACAACCATTCTAAGGAGAATTATGAACACTTACAAGCCTTACATTGAACCAGATGGAAAAGAACATGTAAATCACAACATGAATCAGTACACTGAAGATGATTTAAAAATGCACAATGATGCATTTCATCATGATGAGAGTGAGGAGGTGGATCAACCTGGAAGTATTAATGATTGGCATAAGAGACATGAAGATCAAACACTAGAGGTGTTTTGTGACACCCACCCAGATGCATTTGAGTGTAGAGTTTACGACGATTAATGTTAGAAAATCCCTTACTTAAAACACATTTCATTGGACGTGATGGTTATGTCTGGTGGATAGGTCAAATTCCAAAGCAAAAGAATTGGATTGACAATATAGCTGAACGCCCTACTGAATCTAATGATGAGTTCAAGGGATTTGATTATAGATATAAGGTTCGTATCATAGGGTATCATCCACCTGAGGTTGAGGAACTTTCTGATGAAGATTTACCTTGGGCAACTGTATTATTTCCAGTTACTGCTGGATCAGGTCAAGGTGGTGCATCACAGTCCCCTAATCTTAGACAGGGGATGTTTGTTCATGGATTCTTTTTAGATGGTGAAGATGCACAACAACCTGTCATCACAGGAGTGTTTGGTGTCAATCAGTATGCAAAACTAGAACGTAATATGGGTCCATTAGGTCCATTTAAAGGGTTTAGTGGATATGATTCTACAGATTCAAGTAATCCTGTTTCAAGATCTTGTCTTCCAGTCAATCAAGACCAAGCAAGCACAGATGGAGTAGCAATAGAAAGCACCATTGCTCAAGATCAGGATGTATGTGGTCCAGATGCAGAATCTGATGCTGATGATAAGATACCTCAAGAAAATGATAAATCACCTGAGTGTGATCTTGATAGGAAAGACAATATACAAACTATTTTGAAGAATGCTCTCAACAGAAAGCAAAGACTTGAGAAGGCAAAAAAAGATTGGAAGAAAAAAATATCCACTACCACTGATGGTTTAAAGATAGATGTGACAGGAGCTTTGAAGGGTATTAGCAATATAGAGAAAGAAATAGATAGAGAAATGGCTGTGGCTCAAGAAAGAATAACTGGTCAAGTCAAAAGAATAACTGATGGCATTCAAAGGAATATTAGTGAAAAAATTAATTCAACTTTAGCAAAATCTTATGCCAATTTACCACAATCTCAATTATTTAAAGCAAAAAAATTAGGAGATAAAGCTTTTGATGATCTCTCTTGTGCTTTTAGAAATATACAAGCAAATCTTTTCAAGATGGTGGGTAATTTTTTAAAGAATGCTGTCAATAAACTTATCAATGGTCCTCTTTGTGCAGTTAATAATTTTGTAGGATCTTTATTAGCAAGAGTCAGTGGCGTGATTGATGGTGCAGTGGGTTCTATCTTAGGTCCAATTAAATCATTCCTCTCATCTGTTGGTGGAGTTAGTGATATTGTAGATGATCTAACAGATGTTGCTACTAGTGCCATGTCTTTTCTCTCATGTGCAGCAGCTCCCAGTTGTGATGAGGTTACAGCATGGAATCAAAGTCTGGGTGTTGATGCTCCTGATATTCTTGGGACTCTAGATATTCCTGGTGCATTATTCAAAGCAAAAGAAATATATTCTGGAATTAAAAAATCTTTTGGAAAGTTTAACAATATAGGAGATAGTATAAAAAGTGCTGTTGAAGGAGCTGATTTTAGTGATGTAATTGGTGATGCAGTTCAATCTTGTAACGTAGGTCCATTAAGATGTGGTCCCCCTACCATACAATTCTTTGGTGGAGGTGGATCAGGTGCTGCTGGCAATGCTATTATTGGTGCTGCTGGCACTCTGCTAGGTGTGGATGTTATACTACCTGGAAGTGGATATACAGATATTCCCTTTGTATCTTTTAAAGATTCTTGTGGAAAGGGAGCAGGTGCATCTGGTATTGCTGTTGTTGAGGATGGTCAAGTGGTTAATGTTATAATGGAAGAAACTGGTACAGGTTATATACCTGCACCTGATGGAAGTCAAGGTGGTGATGGTACAACATGGGCAGAAGCTGATGAAACTACAGTTAAAAGGGCAGATGGCACATATGAAGTCCCTTACTCACCACAAGAGGTGATAACAGTTTGTCCTGGTGATGAGGTGACAGAACCTGGTGGCAAAGTAATTCTTATAGAAGGAACAGAGTGCACACAAATTACTGCTAAGTCACCTGATGAGGTTGTTGCTGAACAAACTGCTGTAAATAGAACCTCCCCAACCTCAGACACTGGAGAGTATCCTGTTTTATTGAGCATAGATACTGTTAGTGTTGTTAAGGGTGGATTTAATTATGATTGTTCTAAAGACACTGTGGTAGTGGAACCCAACAATGGAGCAAAATTATCCATAGGAAGATGTGATGCTTTGGGAAGCATCATCACAATAAATGTTGATGATGGTGGAGGTGGATTTAAAGATGATCCTAGAATTTATATTCAGAGTGAGAGTGGGTATAATGTCAAGTTAGTTCCAACATTTAAGGTCATCAGGGTGGATCAAGATCCAGATGCTCCAGTGGTATCACCTGCTGATACTATTCAAGTTATAGATTGTGTAGGTAAATTTTAATGACCAAACCAATTAATAAACATCCATATAGAATAGGTAATGAACATGGAGAAATAAAATTTGGACACATCATAAAAGAAAAACAGTTTGCATATTATGTAAGGACTGGTGAGGATGGAGGAAGGCACTACATTAGAATGAGATCTAATGGAGATGGCAAACAAGGACAAAAAGGAAGTACAAACTTTCACTCACCTGGTGCTCATACTATTAACTGTGGACAAGATATAAGAGGAGCAAAGAGTGCAGATGGTGGTAAAAGAGTAAATCCAAGAGCATATAATTTACTAGCACAAAATGGTGATGTTAGTATAGCTGCTCCTAATGGGACTATTAGATTGTCTGCTCAGAATATAGAGTTGATAGCAACAGGTAATGATGGGAGAAATGGAGTCATAAAGATAAATGCAAATGAAAAGATTCGCATAGAGGCTCCTGATGTTGAAGTCACCAGTTCAGTATCAACTAAAATAGTCTCATCTAATCAGGTTAATGTTGTGGGTGAGGGCATTATGAATGTGTATGGAGGGTTGATGGATTTTGCTGATGGTGCAACTTCAATATTAGGATCTAAAGATACTGATAAGTTAGCAGCAAAAGCAGGTAAGTTATCTTCCTCTTTTGAAGATGTAATGAGAGATGCTGAGACCTCTTTGGAGGCTGTTGCTAATGAATTGAAGAAGTCAAAATTACCTTCAACAGCAAAGAAATTAATACCAAAATTAAAAGACTTTGCAAGTTCAGATGAGGTTGCTGGACTTAAAGGTCAAGTTGAGGGTCTAGCTGATCAATTTGGAGGTGTTGCTGGAGGATTAAAAGAAAATCTGAGTGAATTTGAAGAACAAACAAAAGAATTGTCAGACAAATTTGGCAGTTTCTTTAAAGATAATTTATAGGAGGTATTATGAAAGTTCCAAGTTTAGAAGTGGGAAAACAATTACAGGTGGGAGCAGGTGAAGCTAAAGCTTTAGGAAAAGGTATTGATGTCCTAAGAGGATCTGCATATGTTGAAGGACCTTTGCAAGTAGGTGATGATGAGGCTTTTGGTGAGGTAACTGCTACTGTAATGATAGGTCGTGAAGAGAACACTGATGCTGAAGAGCAACCTGATAGATCACTTAATGTGAGGGGTAATGTTAACATTGAAGGTGATGATGAAACGTCCTTTGGATTGGAGGTCAGTGGAGGATCATCTGAACCCTTACATGTAAAGGGAGATATAATATGTGATGCTATTTCTCCCAAAAGCATAGCAGAAAGGTTTGAGGTTGCAGATGCTAAACCAAAACCATTTGATTTAAAACACCCAACTAAAGATGGATATAGATTACGTTATGCATGTATTGAGGGTCCTGAAGCTGGTGTATATGTAAGAGGAAGAGTGTGTAATGGTAAGAATGTAATTGATCTTCCTGACTATTGGAGGGGTCTTGTTGATTATGAGACTCTCACTGTTCAACTCACTGCCATAGGTTCTCATCAGAATGTGATAGTGAAAAGAGTATCACCTATTGAGCAGAAGATTTACCTTCAATCTCAAGGTGGTATGCCTGTTGATTGTTTTTATCATATTTTTGCAGAGAGAAAAGATGTAAATAAATTGATTGTGGAATATGAGGGTGACTCTCATACAGATTATCCTGATCCACAATATGATGACCCCAAATATGGACGTCAAAATGTAGTAACAGGTTGAGGTTTCAACATGGATGATGATTTATTATCTAAGTGTGTCATAGACACTAGTAAAAGAACAGTGTATTTGTATTCAGATGGAGGTGAGAAGAGAGTAGTGAATTGTCACACAGTGGATGAGTTTATGAATGTACTTAACTTTGTACGTGATAAGGTAGAGGAGGAGAGGGTATTTTATTCAGACCCTCTCTGAGGGAAAATCAACTTTTAATTCCAAAAAAGGGGCAAAAAAAATCTGGGCAAAAAATTGCCCTATTAGTTTTTTTCAGATTCTAGTTCACGCTTGATTTCTTGCTTCATTGCCTCTCTTGCACGAATTGCCTGTTTTCTCTCTTGTTCTTGTTGACGCATCTTTTCCTGTTTTTTCTGTTCTTTCTCCATATTGCCAGCCACTATATCACGATATGAAATTGCTTTTTTCTTACGATCCTCAATTTGCTTTTTTTGCTTAGATTCCAACTCTTTTCTTCTTTGCTCTAAATCTTCTTTTAGGTTAGAATATGATTTCATTTTATTGGCATTTTTTAAATATTTAGTTGAATATATATGTGATGATAAATAATCTTAACGGATAACGAATTAGTAAAAATGGGTCTTTCCAGATTAGATAATTTTCTAAAATCAGTTCGTGGTAGTGTCATATATGTTGACCCTGGCAGTCTTGATGCAACTGACAGTATAGAAAACCAAGGTAACTCACTGACTAGACCTTTTAAAACTATTCAGAGAGCATTAGTAGAAGCTTCTAGATTTTCATATCAGAAGGGATTGGATAATGATAGATTTGCTAAAACTACCATAGTTTTGTATCCTGGTGAGCACATTGTTGATAACAGACCAGGTTGGATACCAATAGGAGCTAACAATTATAGACTAAGAAGTGGAGAGACATCTAGTGATTTTGGTTCATGGGATTTAACTACCAATTATGACCTCACATCTAGCACTAACCAACTTTTCAAGTTAAACAGTATTTTTGGTGGTGTAATTGTTCCACGTGGTGTCTCTATTGTGGGTATGGATCTTAGAAAAACTAAGATTCGTCCAAAATATGTGCCAAATCCAGAAAATGATAGTATTGAAAGATCTGCTGTATTCAGAGTAACTGGTGGTTGCTATTTTTGGCAATTTACCATTTTAGATGCAGATCCTAATGGATTGTGTTTCAAGGATTATACTACAAATACCTTTATTCCCAACTTCTCACATAATAAACTAGCTTGCTTTGAATTTGCTGATGGGGTTAATAATGTCAATATTGATGATGACTTCATTAGTGGCACTAATGGAGAATTTGCCAGAACTGACCTTGACATGTATTATGCAAAGGTTGGTAAGGCATATGGTCCATCTTCAGGACGTGAAATTGAACCAGATTGGCCATCTGAGGGATTAGATATTCAACCCAAGATTGATGAATTTAGAATTGTAGGATCTAAGGGTAAGGAAGTTGGTATATCCAGTATTAGAGCAGGTACAGGTGCTGTTAGCTCTACCACCATCACTGTAACTTTAGACTCTGCTACAGAGGCTACTGCATTTGATGTTGACACTCCAATCAGAATTGCAAATGCAGGAACTGGTTATGATGGTCAGTTTGTGGTATCTAATAAGGTAGATTCCACCAATATTCAATATACAGTTCAGAGTGCTCCTGATGACCCACTCCCAACAATTTCTAATGCCACTGCAAATGTAACTGTAGATACTGTCACATCAGCTTCTCCATATATCTTCAACCTTTCATTGAGGTCTGTGTTTGGAATGTGTGGTCTTATTGCTGATGGTGATAAGGCAACAGGATTCCAGTCAATGGTTCTTGCTCAATTTACTGGTATTGGTCTACAAAAAGATGATAATGCATTTGTTAAGTATAACTCAACTTCTGGGACATATGAAGATAAGACTGCCACAGGAAATAGTAATTTAGAGTCAGATTCAAGAGCAAGATATAAACCCTCATATGCTAACTTCCACATAAAAGTTACAAATAATTCAATTGTACAGGCAGTATCTTGTTTTGCTATTGGATATGCTAATCATTTCAACACTGGAAGTGGTGGTGAATTAACCATTACCAACTCTAACTCCAACTTTGGAGCTAATGCATTTACATCTGATGGATTTAGAAGAGATGCCTTTACTAGAGATGATGTTGGTTATATCAGTCATATAATTCCTCCTAAAGTAAATAACAATCCAGAGACAGGAACAGAATTTTTATCTTTAGATGTCAATAAGATAGTTGGCATAGCAAACACCAACCAGATGTATCTCTTTAATGAGACTAACTCTGCTGTTGCTCCAGAGTCAGTTATTGATGGATATAGAATTGGTGCAAAAGAAAATGATAAGTTAAATGTGCTAATTTCTAAATCTGGAATTACCACAACTCATTCAGCAAGAATTATCATGCCAAACACGCAGTATACCTCAAATGAGGTATCTGCAGAGAAGAAAGTCTTGGTTGGTAACTCTGCTGTTGGTGTAAACAGTGTATCAAGTAATGTATTCACTCTTACCTCAGATCATAACTTTATTAATGGTGAAACAATTAGAGTTATAAGTGAAAATGGTCACTTGCCAGATGGATTAGTTCATAATACAGTTTTCTTTGCCATCACATCAGGTACAGGTATTGCAGGTGCTGATCAAATAAAAATTGCAAAAACCTTAAATGATGCACTAGCAGATGAAGCAATCACAGTCAATAGTAATGGTGGTTTGTTGAATATTGTAAGTAGAGTGTCTGATAAAAAGGCAGGTGATATTGGACATCCAATTCAATATGATTCAGATACATCTCACTGGTTTGTCAATGTGGCAACTGGATCAACTGAAGACACTCTATACAATACTATTGTTGGATTGGGATCTACTAGTCTTGGAGATGCCACCTCTAGAACATTCATTAACAGAAAATCAGAGACTAGAAGTTTAGATGATACCATTTATCGTGCAAGATATGTTCTCCCATCTGCCTCCTCATTAGATGCAAGACCTCCTACAGAGGGATTTGTTATTCAGGAGTCTAATACTTCTATTGGATCAACTGATGGTGAAGTTGCATATCTCTATAATCCTAGTAGTGTAACTTTAGATAATTCAACTCAACTTAGAAATCCAAGATACATTGCAGATGCTACTTGGACAAACAATGTTGCTACAATTGTCACTGAAATACCACATAACCTACAAACAAATTCTACAGTAGAGATTGTTAATGTAACCAGTACCAACAACACCACTGGTATTGCTAAATCCATGTTTAACAATACCTTCACTGTTACTGGAATTTCTAGTGCAAGACAATTTACTGTTGCATTGACTGATGATCCTGGTACATTTACCAACAATACAGCAAGCAGAACAACATCATTACCTCACTTTAGACCTAAGAAAACACCTGGAACTTACTATATCTACAGGAGTGAGGAGATTCAAGAATATGTCTCTGGTAAGCAAGATGGTGTTTATCACTTGTTATTGGTAAATGCAAGTAATGCTCCTACCATTACACCTTATACAGGTGATTCCTACTCACAACCAATTCAGAGTTTATATCCTCAAACTAATAGAGATAATCCAGCATCTGATCCAGCATCATCTAAGTGTTTTGCTGTTCCTAAAAATATTGGTCAGGTTGCCATTAATGAACAACAAAAGTCTCTTACTAGAGAGACCTTAGATAATAGATTAGTTGATGTTGGTGTAGGTTTTGGTTTAACTGAGGTTAAGTCTGCTGGTTCTGCTGGAACTACACATACACTTTTCACAGACATAGATCATGGATTGAACAGAATATCAAAAGTTGCTATTAGTAGTGTTGGTTCAAATTATATTGATGGTAACTATTATAATGTTGGTCTTGTAGGATTTGGTAATTCAACTGTTGGTAAGAATGCAACAGCAAGGGTTACTATTGCAAGCAATGCAGTTAGTTCTATCAAGATAATTGATGGTGGTAGTGCATTTGGTGTAGGTAACACTCTCGCACTATCAGGTGTTGCTCAAACCACAGGAAACACTGGTGCTGTTATTACTGTTAGTGAAATCTATAGTAATGTTGGGGACACCTTGAAGGTAACTGGCATCACTCCAGAGTCTAATTCTGATTACAACACAATCTATAAGATTACATCTGTTGGTGTTGGTAGTGATAAAGAGGTAAATGTTTCTTCTGCTGGTACAGTTTCTCGTAATTCAATCACAGGTATTGGAGTTACTAATGCAGGAACAGGTAATGTAGTTCTAACTGGTAGATCCTTAAATGTATTTGATATATTCTATGATAGAGTGGTTGGACTTGCCACAATCAGCACCATAGAGGCTCATGGTCTAGTGGTTGATGAAAAAATTAGAATTGGTGGTGCAAATGATAATGTATTGAATGGTGATGCAGTTATTACCAAGGTTGGATCTACCACATCATTTGTGGCTAACATTGGAATAAGCACATTTACACCATCAGTAGCAGGTAATCTTGAGATTTATCCATTAGGATTTACTGCAAGAGGTGGTAATATTGCTAGAGATAATGAATCTACATCTGGAAGATTAGTTGCTGAGTATGCTGGTATAACCACTGTGACTGGTAGTTCTACAAGCAATACAGCAACATCAATTAGCATTTCAAATGCAGTTAACTTTGACTTCAATGTTGGAGATTTCTTACTAATTGATGATGAAATTGTAAGAATCAAAACAACAGTTGCTGCTGATGCAGTGACAGTCTTCAGGGGTTTATTAGGAACCACTAATGCTGCTCATGAATCTGGTTCAGTCATTAGGAGGATTTTACCAAGACCAATTGAACTTAGAAGGAATTCAATCATTCGTTCTGCTGCTCATACATTTGAATATCTTGGTTATGGACCAGGTAATTACTCCACATCATTCCCAACTAAACAAGATAGGAATTTAGAACCGCAAGAGGAGTTACTAGCACAGTCCATCAAGTCTGCTGGTGGTAGTGTGGTCTTTACCTCAATGAACCAAGATGGAGACTTCTTTATTGGTAATAGGAAGGTAAATTCTTCTACAGGTAAGGATGAGATATTTGATGCTCCTATTCCCACTGTTACTGGTGAGGATTTAGGTGTTGGTGGTGGAGTAAATGTTGGATTTGATGTCATTGATCCACTAGAGGCAACAGTTAGAAGATCTCTTATTGTTGAGGGTGGTGCTGATGGTAACATCATATCTAAGTTTGATGGTCCTATTGTTCTTAACAACAAACTAACATCAACATCAACCAAAGGTATTGAGGCAGCATCTTTATTCTTACAAGGTGATAGAGATGTATCTAGAAAATACACTGTTGGAATATCCACACCATCATTATCAGGTAATGTTGGTGATATTGTTTATGATGGTAATGCTGCTAGTGGTGGACTAGTAGGATGGATATACACATCTCAAAATAGATGGGAAAGATTTGGTAGAATTGGATTAAACAATGCTGAACCAGATACAAAGATAGGTATCTCTAGTGCTGATAATTATGTTGGACTTGCCACTCAGATTAACTTTGTTGGTGCTGGTGTAACAGTAACTAATGAATTTAATGAGTCAGTTGGTATTGCTACATTTACCTTTGATGCTAATCCTAAGATGGGCATCTCAACAGGTTCAGATACAGGGGTCAACAACCTATTAGGAATTGGTACACAAATTAACTTTGTTGGATATGGAATTACAATTGCTGGTGAATTTGAATCAATAACTGGTATTGCCACCATCATTCTAACAGGTAACTCTGGTGTTGCTGGAACATCTGCACCTGGTGGAAGCACTAATGCAGTTCAGTTTAATAACTCTGGATTCTTTGGTGGTGGTGATGGATTTACTTACAATGGAACTAATGTTGCTGTAAGTGGTGAAAGTGCTTCTAGTTTGGTAAGTATAAGTCAGACTGGTGGTGGTAATGCTCTTGAAGTATCTAGTGGATCTGTTGGAATAGGAACTTCTGCTAGTGCAAAACTAGAAGTTGTGACCTCATCTGGAGAGGCTCTTAGACTTAAATCTACATCTGGTACTGGTAACATAGTAAGGATTGATAGTGGAACCACCACTGGTGATGCTAATCCAGTCATAGTAGATGTAAGTGGTAATCTTGGAGTTAACACCATAAGTGCCATAGCACCTTTGGATGTTCTTGGTAATGTTGCTATCACAGGTGAAAATAGACTATATGAATCCACAAGAAGTTTCTATGCTGCACTCAAAGCACCCACATTAGAGTCTAATGTCACACTGACATTACCATCAAGAGTAGGTGTATCTAGTGATTTACTTATAACCACAGGTAGTGGAATATTAGATTACATTTCAGCAAGCAGTATAGTTGGACTTGCTCTTACCAATAGTGATGATGTAGATGAAGGCACTAACAATCTATACTTTACTAATGAAAGAGCGCAGGATGCTGTGGATAGTGCAATAACTGCAGGTGTTCAAACTGGTATTACCATCACTTACAGTGACTCTGGAAATAGTCTTAACTTTAATGTTGACAATGCTTCACCTTATCCATTCACAACTAAAGGATTCCCTGGATCTTTCTAGGGTTATCCT